GAATGGATGAAATCCATGTTTAATGCGTCTCCGGCCAGCGTGTAGTTGTCCTTGCCGGTGAGCTGGATCAGTCCGCGCCCGTGGTACAGCCAGCCATCCCCGGTCTCTTCGGTGCCGTTACCCATGCGCCCGCCGTAGACCTTGTTGGCAATCTTCTCGGGGTTGCGGGCGTATTGTTTGGCAACTTCCATCGTCGGGAACCGGCTCGGCCAAGTCCGCATGAGGGCTTCGGCGCTGTAGTTCAGGTTCTCTTCCAGCGTTTTGAAGTTCGCACTTTCATGGGCGCACTGCCCGATAAACGCAGCTTGGCGCTCGGGGGTGTTGATCTCGTAGCGATGAAAGACTTCTTCCAGCGGTTCGACCCAGTCAACGCTGATCTTGAGTTTGGAGAGGGTGTTGGCGAGGCTCATCATTTGATTGCAGGTGATTTAGAGAGAAGATCGGTCTTAGCCTGAGAGCCAGCGCTAGAACCAAAGTAATAGGCAATGATGCCCGTCCATGCAGTGCCGAGGCTACCCAGCATCATGAGAATGGCGGGGTTGTTGGAGTCCACCTTGCCCAGCAGCATCATCACCAGAATGCCAAAGAAGCCGACGGTGACAATCGCAGCCAGCGCCGGGGGGACGATAGAGCGGGTGGTGGCCTGCATCTCACGGGCAGACTTCCTGTCATCCACTTCCAGTTTGGCAAAGTTCAGGCCCAACTCCTGCGCCTGCTTTTGGAGTTCGATCTCAGCAATCTTGACCTGCGCGATCTGGTCGGCGGTCAATTTGTTGTCTTTGATCAGGTCGCTGACCTTGTCCTCGTCCACCCCAATCGCCTTGGAGATAGCAGAGACGGCCATGCCGGCCAGCGGACCACCCATCGCGGTGGCGATAGTGGGGGCGATTTGTTTAAGCCATTCCATTACTTCTTACTCCTAGCTAACATGGTTGCTGCAATCTGCAAGAGGACGCGGTACTGCTCTACGTCCGGCGGTTCTTCTTTCCAGCCCACCGTGATCTGCCCGATGAACTTTCCCTGCTCCGGCGGCACGCTGATACGGCACCCGTAGGTCATGCCCTTCTCCATATACCATAACCCAATCTCGGACTGGGCGGTCTTGTAGTGGCCGCAGGGAATCTCGCTGGCCATGAGCGCCACGACATCCCGGTTGTTTGCAACGTTGGCGGTAAAGAGGCCGACATCCAACCCCTCATGGGTTTTGTCCCTGCCGTCTTTGGTGTAGGCCCGGTGTAGAACGCGGGTGCCAAACATTGGGTTTACCTTGAAGATGGCGACGACCACTGCCTCGGTATTTTTGAATAAGTGCGCCGCCGCATCCTCCACCCGGTCCTCGGCGATACTGGGCAACTTCTGCTGTTCCTTGTATGCGCCGATCAGGAAGGCTTGGTTCTGCCAGACGAAGTAGCCCGCGAACGCAAACACCGCCATCAACAGGATGGCAAACAACTTGAACGGCGAATCCACATACCCAAGGATCTTCTCGATCAGGCTGTTGGGATTGACCTTCTCGTCGCTCACGACGTCGCCTGTTTAACGATAAAGATGATGATGGTGCCAATAATGACAACACAAATCGCTCCACCGATGATCTGCGCCATCAACAAGCGCTCGGCCACAACCTTCTTGCGGGCGATCTTGGCTTCGCGCTCGGCCTTCTCTCGGGCCTGCTTAATCTTCATCCGCTCTTTGAGCATCATCTCCCAGAGTTCTGGGTAGCCGCCGTAGACCAGCATGTGTTTGAGTTGCTCCTCAGATTCACGTAGTTGGTTGGCCTGCATGACGATCTCCATCGCCCGCCCGGTATCTGATTTGCCGGACTTGCCTGCGTCGTTGGCGGCTTTCTGAACCGCATCTCGGGCGTCAAAGAAACGGCTGAACTCCCCGACAAGGCCGTTAACGTCCTTGCCTAATTTGATGGCCTTTTGAATGCCCGCTACCGCAGCCTGCGCGGCGGCAAACGCGGTGAACGGATCAATCATGACTGTCTTATCAGTATTTGTCTTCAGCAAAGACGTTCACGAACACCGTGCCGTCTTCAAGCGCTTCGATCTCATGCCACTCGGCGGCCACCAGATTGACCGGCTGCGTGTCTTTGGTCATCACCAGCTCTCGGCCCTCTTTGCGCACAATGCAGCTACCGGCATGGCACATGGTCAGGTGGGAGTAGAGATGGTCGTGACGCGGCAGCCCGTCGCCCTTATTGGCGTGAAACACGTTCAGGGTGGTGCCATCTTGGGTGACGGTAAAGCGCGGAGCGACGGGTTGGGTCATAGCGTCTGCGCTCCGAAAGTTGCTGGCTGGTCTGGCGCCGGTTCAGGCTGTGGAACAAGCTTGATGGTTTGATTGGTGGGGTCGTACCAATATTCATCTGCAACCACATCATCGGCGCACGCGACCCAGAAGAGCGGAGAAGCAACTTCAAAGACAACATCGCACACCTCGGCTACGCGGTAGCCGGTTTCACGCGGCTCATTGGGAGAAATTAAAGCTTGTTTCATGTGTTTTCCTTACCACTCAACAATCACAACACCGCCGCCGCCATTTGCAACCGGATTGCTATTAGTGCCTCCAGCAGAGTACCCACCAAAGCCGTAGCCACTTCCTGAAATGTTAGGGCTGCCGCAACAGCCTATGGCCGCGTATCCGGGCATACCCAAACCAAGCGGGGTAAAACCGCCCGCTTGAGCAGAAATATTTATGCTGGATTGCCCATTAATATTTAATGTTCCACCAGAACCAGCCCCACCAGTAGCGATACTGACGGTTGCACTTGTAGCACCTTGCCCTCCAGTTGCAGAGCAAAATGCGCCAAATGAAGATGTCCCGCCTGTAGCACCTCGGTTAGCGACGTTAAATGGTGGGGTCGTAAAGTTAGCGCCAACACTCCCTACAGTTACAGAAACAGTCCCTCCGGGCGTTAGACCTGTAACCACTCTTTGCGCCATACCGCCAGCAGCAGACCTAGAAGGATTTCCTGAAGATACGTTCACCCCGCCGCCTCCGCCAACAACGGTAACTTTTACAGAGGTAACCCCGGTTGGCACGGTAAAAGTGCCGCTGCTTGTGAACGCCTGCATTCCCAATGGGCCAGTGTAACCAGCCACCGCAGTCCATGTCTGATCACCGCGCAGGAAGGTGCTAGAGCTTGCCGTACCGGAGGTGGCAAGGCGTGCGGTAGCAACGGTGCCGGTAGTTAAGTTGGCCGCATCGTCGGTGCCAAGGTTTGTACGTGCGTTTGCCGCCGTGGATGCCCCAGTACCGCCATCAGCCACGGCAAGGTCAGTGATGCCTGTGATTGAACCACCGGTAATCGCCACGTTGTTGGCGTTCTGAGTTGCCATCGTCCCCAAACCGGTCGTAGCGGCAGTGACAAACGCCGTGGTGGCAACCTGCGTGGTGTTCGTGCCCGGTGCAGCCGTGGGCGCAACCGGGGTTCCCGTCATCGTGGGAGAAGAGATGGTCGGGGTATCAATCGTGGGCGAAGCCAGATAGGTGTTCTGCAACCGGAAGTTGGTGCCTTCCGTCCATATCGTCGCGGTCTTGCCCGCAGGAATAGCCACCCCGGTACCGGCAGCGGTCGTGTTTCCAAGCGTCGTCGAGTTGTAGATCGTGGCGACGTAGGCGCTGGCGTTGTAGATGACGTAGGTCTTCTCCGCCGGAGGAGCGTAGACCGCAAAGTTGGCAGCCGTCGTCGTGGTCAGCGCAATCGTCATGTTGCGCGATTCGTCAGGAGCGCCGTTCAGGGCCGTGAGCGCTTGGTTGGCCGAGGTAATGGAGACGGACACATACCCGGCAATCGAAGACTCAATCAGAGTACCAAGGTTCGTATTGGTCGTGTTGCCCCACGTACCGGCTTGATCGCCCGTCGTGATTAGCTCAATTCGCAGGCTGGGGGAGTAGGTGCTCATGTAAGGCTCCGATTATTCGGTGTTGATATTTTGCCAGCCGGGGTTCTGGCTGTCATCAATGCCAGCCCAGTCAGGGTTCTGCGTGCTGATGATCTTGACCCAACCACCAACGCCAAAGCGCTCGGCCAGCACCGTATTCTCACTGATCGCCGCAGTAAACGCCGCCGTGATAGTCGGGACATCGTTGACGTTGATGTTTTCTGCGATGCTGTTGAGGAAGGCGGAAATGGCGGTCTCAACCGACTCGGCCCCGAAGTTCTCCGTGATGGAGTCCATAAAAATTCGAATGATGGTCGCGGCATCTTCAGCCGTCATGCCTTCAGCCACAGCAGCGGCAAACTGCGCGGCAATGACCCGGACATCATCCATAGTGACCGCTTCAGTCACAGACTGAGCAAACTGGGCCGTGATAGCCCGGACATCATTCAGCGCGGAGTTTTCAGTAATGGTCTGGGGAAATGCAAACTGCTGGGCGCTGGCATCCGCCACTTCCAGAATGTCCTCTTGCCGGGTTTGCAGTGCAGCAAA